GAGATTATGAAAGCTATTTAGATTCTAAATATAGAAAAGGAGGATTAACCGAAATGGATCATTACTCAAACTCGGAAAAAATAGTAATCGTTCTAACTGCTATCTTCAATATAGCTGCGTTATTAGGTGGGATAGGTACATTGATATGTTTGCTTAAGATTAACAAGAAACTTTGAGAAAGGAGCAACTGAAATGAAAAAAGGACTGGCGGCAATCGCTAAAAAAGACATTTACAAGATTAGACGGCTGCAGTTAATCAGCTATGTCAGTTTAACGTCACTAGGGATTTTAACACTATGTATTTTGTTGTCATGGTTTAAAGGATAGGAGGAACCGATCATGTTTAAAAAGAAAGAACCAGTATATTTAAGCCGTCTCGGTACTATCAGACGTGCTAAAGGATTCACCGTTCAAACCTTAGCTAAAACAGTCGGAGTGTCCAAAGAAACTATTCGGAGTATTGAGCTAGGGAAGCATAAATTATCACTGGAATTAGCTTATGAAATTTCAGGCGCTTTGGATTGCCGTGTCGAAGAAGTGTTTCCGAGAATTGGAGGGGAATAGTATATGAACACACCACAAATTTTCAACTTTGAACAAAATGAAGTTCGAACAGTCTTGATTAACGATGAACCGATTTTTGTAGGGATGGACATAACTGAAATTTTAGGTTATTCAAATTCCAGAAAAGCGTTAAATGATCATGTTGATCCAGAAGATAAGATAATCCTAACGTCACAAATCGTTACTTTAGAAAATATGCCAAATCGTGGGTTAATCGGAATAAACGAATCGGGATTTTATTCATTAGTAATCGGGAGTAAACTTCCTAATGCTAAAAAGTTTAAACGATGGGTGACGAATGAGGTTTTACCACAAATAAGAAAAACTGGAAGCTATTCAAGTGTACCTCAGACGTTTGCACAAGCCTTGCGTTTAGCGGCTGATCTAGAGGAAAAAAATCAAGTATTAGAGCAACAACTGTTAGAAGTACAACCTAAATTGAACTACTTGGATATTATCCTTTCATCTAAGGACACCGTGACGATTACGCAGATTGCTGCTGATTATGGAATGAGCGCAAGAGAAATGAACAAAGTTTTACACAAGCTGGGTATCCAACATAAAGTAGGCGGTCAGTGGATTTTATACAAAAAGCACATGAGAAAAGGTTACACAAAATCGCATACAAATGAAATTCCAAAAGCTGATGGCGGTATGAAAATTGTAATGAATACCAAATGGACACAAAAAGGAAGGATTTTCTTGTACAACTATTTGAAGGATTCAGGATATTATCCGCAAATTGATTTAGAAGTAGATGAAAGTGCATAAAAATAGACCGATAGGATGGCAGTCCTGTCAGTCACTTACTAAATAATATTAACAAAAGTATACCACGGAAAGGTGGATTTTGACAATGAGCAACGAAAAGACGTTTAACGAGAAAATCGTTAATATTCAAAGTCGTTTGAAAGCTCCGAAAAATCAACGAAACAAGTTTGGCAATTACAACTATAGATCGCTGGAAGATATTAGCGAAGCTTTAAAACCTCTCTTAACTGATGAAGGATTACGCCTCACATTGAGTGATGAACCTATAGAAATAGCAAATCGAATTTATATTAAAGCAACAGCGTATCTAACTGATGGCGTATCTAAATTAGAAGTAACTGGATTTGCGAGAGAAGCAGAAACAAAGAAAGGGATGGATGAATCTCAAATCACTGGCACTGCTTCTTCATATGCTCGTAAATATGCATTGAACGGAATGTTTCTTATTGATGATACAAAGGATGCTGATACAAACGAGCATGATGAACAACAAAAGCAAAGCAATCCTAAAAAAAATAGTAGTAGTCAAGGAAAATCAAATAATAATCAACCGACACAACAACCGGGATTGATCACAGGAAGGCAATTGGCAGAGTTGAACAATGAAGCTATAAAAATAGCTGGGGTATCAAATATTGATCCATCAGTATTTACAACCAAAGTTGCTGAAATGGGAAATGTCGCTTCGGTTGAACTCCTTCCTGAAAAATTCTATCAAGAAGCTTTAGCAACAATGGTCAAGTGGAAACAATCGTATACAAAAGTACAAAAAGGAAATGCAAATCAAAACAACAATAAATCTATTCCTTGGGGGCAAAAACAATGAACGAACTAACAACAGACATCAAATTTAACGTAGATTTTAAACCGTCAGAAATCACTATCCAAAATGAGGAACAACTTGAAAAATTAGTAGCTGCAACGGTTACCCATTACTCCTCTTTAGTCTTTACAGATAAAAATATTCCAGAAGCTAAGGAAGCAAAAACGAAACTAAATGGCATTTCCAAAATGTTGGATGATCAAAGAAAAGAAGTGAAGAAAAGTTATAGTGAACCATTAAAAGCTTTTGAAACCAAGATCAATGCTTTAAGAGATCAGATCAAAGGAGTATCGGATGATATCAATGTGGGTATTTCTGATTACGAAGAAAAACAAAAAGAATTACGAGAAGAAAAGCTCATTGAAACATTATCTGAAATGGCACCAAACTACGAAATAGATATTGCTGCAGTGGAAATCAAACCGGCATGGCTAAACAAAGGATCGTTTACCACTAAAGGTGAGCTAACTAAAAAAGTACTGGAAGAAATCGCTGGAATCATGACGCTAATCGCTAAAGAAAACCAACGTATTAAAGATGACAAAGCGATTATCTTTAATTATGCCAAAGCAGTTGGATTGGATGCTGACGGCTGGTCCGCTTGGATTGATAAAGGGCATACGTCAGCGGAAGTCATGAAACAAATTGATCAGGCAGTCAAAGATAAGAAAGCTCGTGAAGAGCGTGAAAGAATCGCTGAGGAACAACGTTTAGCGCAAGAAGAAGCTGACCGCAAAGCAAAAGAAGAATATGAGCAAGAGATGAAAAAATTACGGGAACGGACAGTTGATGATAAAACAATTGATGTTGAAACAGGTGAGATCATTCAAGAAGATACAGAACTTACTAGGCAAGAAGTGGACAACAGACAAACAGTCGCGCTGAAATTAACTGGTACCCATGAACAATTATCAGCATTAAACGAATTTATCGTGAACGAAGGAATCCAAGTGGAAGTGATTTAAATGCTTAAACCTTTGCTAGACACATACTCTGCAGTGCTTCATTTATTTAAAGAAAATGAAATAAAAGCAGAGATTAACGAGCAAGTAAATATCGATCGATTGAGGACCATGTACGAGGGCTACGAAGGCGACAGGATAATCGAGGTTCGTTTTATCGATCCACGTCGGTTCACAGTCCAACAACGCAATTTTATCTATGCCTTGATAGGGGATATATTTCTCTATTATGGGCAATCGACAGAAGACTTGAAGGAATACTTCTATTTTCTGTTCGAGGGCATCAGCGGACGAAATATAAGCCTTGCTGATGATTCAAAATCTACAGTAAGCGATGCAAATTTGTTGGCGGATATCATCCTTGATTTCATCTTTGAAAATAACATTCCATTTAAAAAAGGTTATGAGATTCTACCAGCTAACCAAGAGTACTATTTTTATAAATGTATCACAAAAAGAGTGTGCTGTATTTGCGGTAAAACTGGAGCCGAGATTGATCACTTCGACAAAGCGTTAGGTCGTAGGAGTAGAAAGAAGGTAGATCACACAGAATATACTTTTGCTGGTCTATGTCATGGTCACCATATAGAGAAACACACAATTGGTTTAACAGCATTTAAAGCTAAATATCATGTAAAAGGCATCAAATTAAATAACGAAACAATCAAGAAATTAAGGATAGGAGGGTGACGAAAATTGAATAACAATACAGAGATTACCAAATTTATGAACTGTGTTAGTGCATATTCCCCACAAGTTTTTATCAACGAGCGTTTTGAGCTGATAGTTATTCCGAGTAAAAATATTTATTTTCGTTTGGAGGACGTCGAAAGCAAGCGAGATTTACAAGTTAAAATTTTGACTTGGTTGTCCAGAGCAGCTTGTAAAGGTGTAGGTAGTTATTGGGAAACAAGAATGAGGAAAATCATAAATATTTATTTAAATACTAATTTCGACAAAAAAGATTTTAGCCTAATCTATACAAGACTAGGTAATGGAGTAAACCCAGATTTGTGCCACCGATTTATTGATACTAATTTTGATTTGAGTGTTTTAGAAGATGAATGTTAGGAGGGTGACAAGTGGCAGAAAGAAGGATGTTTGCCAAAACAATTATAGATAGTGATGCATTTTTAGATATGCCCTTATCTTCACAGTCGTTGTATTTCCACCTCTCTATGCGAGCAGATGATGACGGATTTATAAACAATCCTAAAAAAATACAACGAATGGTCGGATGTGGTGACGATGATTTAAAGCTGCTAATGGCCAAAAGATTCATTTTAGTTTTCGACAGTGGAGTCATAGTGATTAAGCATTGGAAAATCCATAACTATATCAGAAACGATCGTTACAAGCCAACTCTGTACCAGGATGAAAAAGCAGAGTTAACAGACAAAGATAACAAATCATATACGTTTAAAAACGAAGGCATAGAAGCATTTGAACCGCTTGGTATACCAGATGACAACCAAGCGGTATACCAAATGGATACACAGGTTAGGTTAGGTAAGGATAGGTTAGGTAAGGTTAATAAAGATATATTGTCGGATGGCTCCGACGATGTGCCGACTGAACCATCAATTTATAAAAAAGTTATCGACTACCTAAACCTAAAAGCCGAAACAAGCTATCGACACCAAACAAAAGCAACACAGCAAAAGATTAAAGCACGCCTAGCGGAGGGGTTCTCTGAGCAAGATTTTTATACCGTAGTGGATAAAAAGACTCAAGAATGGCTCGACGATGCAGACATGCAGAAATTTCTAAGACCGGAAACTTTGTTTGGCACTAAGTTTGAGAGTTATCTTAATCAACTAAATAGCAAACCAAGACAGCAAGGTGGTTATCAACGCCAACCAGTCAGACAAGAGTATATGCCAGAGTCGGTAACTAACCCAACGCCAGAAGCTAAGTTGTCGGCAGAGGAACAAGCGAAACTGGATGCGGAGATTGCAGCATTTTTGAATAAGGGAGGCGGCAAGGTATGAAGATCACGATACCAGGAGAACTTACAGACTTAAACAAATTTATTGATAGTCAACGAGCTAATAGATATGGTGGTGCAACTGTCAAAAAGCAAAATACCGAGAAATGTAGAAATGCTTTTTTACTAGCAAAGGCTGCAGGTTTTAAGGTGACTCCGCCATTTAGATTGCATATCGTTTGGTATTGCAAGAATGGCAGGAAAGACCCTGACAACCTGTCCTTTACTAAAAAGTTTGTTTTGGATGGTATGCAAGAAGCAGGGATCATCGTAAATGATGGATTTAAGCAAGTGAGAGGGTTTAACGAATCCTTTGAAATTGATAAAGAAAATCCGAGAATTGAAATTGAAGTGGAGGAAATATAGATGGGTCAATCTGCTAAAAAAATAAAAGAAATTAAACATAAAATGAAAAATGGCAAACTACAGACTAAAACCATAAAGCTAGAAACATCCTTTGATCAAGCCAAAGAAATAGCTTTTGTATCATATGTAGCAAATCACCTTGAAGAAATCGGAATTAAACAAGATGTAATCGGATTTCTAGATGATGCATTAGCTGGAGACTCAACAAAAGAAAGAATTGCGCTTAGACTAGCTACAGAATTTGAAAATATATTTGGAAATTTAGGAATTTCTAAAGATGATATTAAAGGCGTAACAATAGTTAATACAGATGCATATGGATCTCCGGAAGAGTTTATGAAAGAAGAAGGATTGATTAAATGATTAACAATGTTGTACTAGTTGGAAGATTAACGAAAGATCCAGATTTACGATTTACCTCAAGTGGTTCGGCAGTCGCAACATTTACCCTAGCTGTTAACCGTAACTTTACGAATGCGAATGGTAACCGTGAAGCTGACTTTATCCAATGTGTAATATGGCGTAAACCTGCAGAAACAATGGCGAACTATGCCAAAAAAGGCACATTACTAGGTGTAACTGGTCGTATTCAAACTAGAAATTACGAAAATCAACAAGGTCAACGTGTTTACGTAACAGAAGTTGTCTGCGAGAACTTCCAACTGTTAGAAAGTCTTAGAAGTGATGATAATTCGCCACAGCAGAATGATACAGGCGTTTCAAACCAGTTCGAGGGTAATTATCCATCGAATCAAAACAACACGTTTAAATCGCAAGATAATAGCCAAAAAGAAATGCCTGATTTTGATAGAGATTCTGAACCATTTAGCGGATCAGGCTCGACTATTGATATTTCCGATGATGATTTGCCATTTTAAGGAGTGATTACGATGTATCAAGCAAAAGGACTGAAAACTGGTGAAATCTACATGATTAGCAACAGCAAACCAACACTGATGCTGAGATTAAGCCGTAGATATAAATATAAATCAACTACAAGCAAGAAATCACTGCAAGGATACAAAGAAGGACATATTTATCCAGAACCACTGATTATTACCAAAGATAGTTGAAAGGACTGAAATTAATGACAACAGAATATAGAGTGAAAAACGGAACAACACTTTTTGAAAAAATGTGGTGGAATCACAATTGGGGGAAAGAAGCCTTCAAAGAAATTGAAAATCAAGAAGTTTATGCGGAATTTGGAATTAACAAGGACGATGTAGCGCTTTTGCGTACTAGAATTGTGATTAAACCAAACAGCGAAGCTTATGAGAAATATAGTGAATTGCTACTAAAAAGAACCAACAAAAATGGATTCTATGAATTCAGAAGGAATCCAAAAAGTAAAGAAGCAAAACGATTAATTGAAAAAATAAGTGATATTGTTACGCCCTTTTATGAAAAGAATGATAGTTTCCTCCACATGTCTGTATTCGGCATGGGCGGCATGCGTAGTGGATTTATAACAGATGACATCATCGCTGTTTCAATATCTGGAGAATTAAGCGATAACAACGAGTATTTGGATCAACTAGAAAAACTAACAAAACCAGAGTATTACAAGTTAAAAGCGGAGGCTTATGAAAGGACTGAACCGAATGAATAAACCGAAGTTTAGAGCGTGGGATGAAAGTGACAAAAAAATGATTGAATGGGAGCATCTAATTAATTATTGTGATATTGGTTATTTATTTGGAGGATATGATGGTGGATTTGGAAAAGAAGGTCCTAAATCTTATGAGTACCCTATCCCTATGCAATACACAGGACTAAAAGATAAGAAGGGTGTGGAGATTTATGAGGGGGATTACATCAGATATAGCGGTTCAAAAGGCACAAGCATCTATATAGTGACATTTGAAAATGGAGCTTTTTTACTAATTGATTTGGAATACGATGAAGATTCCCTGCTTTGGGAAAATTACAAGGATTTAAATACGCATTGGGAAGTTCTGGGCAACATCCACGCTAACCCAGAATTAGTAAACGAGGTGGAGTAGATGGATGATTCTATTGAGCTAGCGAAAGAATTGGTTGATTACACAAAACTGGTAGGCGTTCACAATGAGCATATCCAACAAGTGGCGCAAAAGTTATTAACTAATATTTCTGGGGAAACTAAGGAGGACACAGCACATGGGAAAGATTGAGGAATTAGAGGAATATGTTGAAAGCTTGAACCCAGTTGATACATGGAGCGTTAAACGTGACAGAGTATGGGCGGACAAATCAAGTTTGCTGTATTTCGTAGGTAAAATTAAGCAACAACTCAAATCATCACTACCAACCCAACAGGACAAGGTTGTGGTGCCAGAGTTTGTGGCGGAGTGGATTGAACATTGTAGGGAATGCTCATGGTCTTTAAGATCGGCGATGTTGTTTGAAAACTTTGGCAATTTTACTGATAAGAGAAAATTAAAAAAATGGTTCTTAGACGGAAAAGGTAGACATGATATTTTTGCTCGTGCATGGCTAGACGGCTACACCGTGGAAAAAGAGCAGTTGTATATCGTCAAAGTTGGCGAACTAGCTTTTGTCAATTGGGAAGATAGTATGTTAGCTAAAATGGCGACAATGGATAGTCCAGGTTGGGTAAACGAAGCCAATCATTTTACTACGAAAGTCCGAGCGAATGAAATAGCAAAAATTATCGGTGGCGAAGCTGTACCAGTAATGGAGGACGAATAAATGTTGTTAAGCCGAAGTATCAAACTAATGGAAAAATACGGTAATTGTCCTGAATGTGGGAATGGTCGTATCGGAAATGGACAAGGTGGTCTTGTGGTAGAAGAAAATTCTTTTGAACGTTGGTGCAAATGCGGATGGAGCGTATTGATAGATGGCGAGGAATTTACTGAGGAGGAATCACGATGACAGAGAAAACAATCAAACATGAGCTATATAAGCATGGCAGTTATTTACACAGCCTGAAAGAATCAGGATCTAGCTTTGTCAATATCGATGACGAGATCAAAAAACTGGAAGAACTATTTCAGCTGGCATCTAAAAAAGACCACCAACCAACCTTTGTGGTCGGGGAGTATGTGGCAGTTGAAATGGGAGCAGATTTATCAGGGCTGATGAGAATTGAAGAATTGAAAGATACTCAAGATTCGGAAGGTGACAAAGTTGCTGGATGCTGGGGTCGTGTTTTTAACACAGCTTTAAAAGATTTCGATGGATACAGCAGTTTTGAGTTATCTATGACCAAACCAGCCACCGCCGAACAGATAGCAACTTTCCAACGTGCTGAACATTTTGCCAGTAAAGGGCGTAAGTTGGATGAGTTTCAGGTGGGGGATAGGGTTAATTGTAGCGAGATACCTTTTGATAATGGTTGCTATATGGGCGATTTAAAGATCGAAAAATTCGTTGGAAAGCAATTTGTTGCAGAATCAGAAACCAGTTTTTATCCATTTAATTTAGATGAAATCAACAAAGTAACCCTCATCCAAACAGCCGAAGAACTACAGGAGGTAGAACATGGAAATTAAAGTTGTTGAATTAGACGAACCTCAATTGTATCATCTGAATTTTTTAAAGGAACGTTTTGAACATCACAGGAAAGATCAAGAATATCCTTTTACTTTTGCATTAGAAGATTGGGTTGACGGAGAAGAAGGAGCGGACTTAGAAGATAGAGAATATATGATTATTATAAATGCTTTTACTGTTTGGGCATTAGAGCAAAACGAAAGGAATGAGTAGGGATGGAAATAGCAATCAATAAACAGTATGGCGGGTTTGCGTTATCGCATAAAGCTAAAATGAGACTGTATGAATTAAAAGGAATTACAGTATACCCGTACTTTCAAGATCAAGATTACGAAACTAGGGTATTTATATTTTTAAAGGTGCCGAAAGATTACAATACTCCAAAAAATGAATTTGGAAAATCGATTTGGTATTTTAAAGAAAATCCAAAATGCGAGAGTATGACAATAGCCCTAGATGGCGAGTTTCCAGAAACGATCGAAGATGAAGAAGTTTTTGGGGAAGGTTATTATCACGAAAATAAAGATAGAATTGATAAGGACACAATTCAGACAATTAAAGAGCTAGGGAACGAAGTGAATACAAGAGTATCTACAATAGAAATTATTGAAATTCCAGATGGATACGAATTCACGATACATGATTATGACGGAATAGAAACAGTATACGCTGGAAAAGAATTAATAGTAATTTAACCCAAGAAAGGAGCGGAGGTTTGTCGGCCGACACTAAAAAGCTTTTTACTCCTTTGTGATTATGATACAAATTTTAGAATTATTCGGCGGTATCGGATCGCCTAGAATCGCATTACGAAATTTAAATATACCAACTAAAGCTATTGATTATGTGGAAATAGATCAGAAGGCAGTTGATAGTTACAACGCAATGTTTGCGAACGAACTAGAATACAGAACTCAATCGGTCGTTGGTTGGAATCTAAAACCCGACATTGCCATCCACGGTAGCCCTTGCCAAGATAATACAGTTTTGGGCGGTGCCGCAGGAATGGAAATAAACTCAGGCACCAGATCAAGCTTGTTGTGGGAATCAGTCAAGTCCTTTGAACAAATGGGAACTTGGAGACCTAAGACAGTCATTTGGGAGAATGTACCAGGCGTTTTAAAGTTAAAGAAATCCAAAGGGGCTTTCAAGAAGTACCTCGAAAAAATGGAATCACTAGGCTATACGAATAGTTTTGAAATACTTGATGCTCGTGATTTCGGAATACCGCAAGCAAGAAAAAGACTTTTTACAATTTCAACGTTAAAAAAAGATCCTTTTAATTTCGAGAGATTGGTTAAACGTCCAACTAGGAATATCAACGAGTATTTGGAAACTAATGTTGACGATAGCTATACAATCACATCACCATCGATGCTTAAAGTTATCGGGAAACCTTTAAAAGGCTTCGGAGGTTACTTACCAATTATTGAGGATTATTGCTGGACCATTACCACAAAACAAAATAGAAATCCTAACAGCGGTATAATCCCGATCGGTAATGATCAGTTTAGGCTACTAACAGAAAAAGAGTGTTGGTTGCTTCAAGGGTATTCGGATTTAGATTTTATGAATGCTGCTAGTGTAAATAAAAAGACGGCTTTATATCATCAAGCTGGTAACAGCATTCCGGTAACAATTTTTGAAAGTATATTCGAGGTGATTATATGAACAACAAAGCGCTATTTACCAGTAATAAACAAGACTGGGAAACACCGCAAGAATTATTTGATCAATTAAACAATAAATATCATTTTGATTTAGACGCAGCAGCCAGTCACGGTAATGCCAAGCTACCAAAGTATTTTACCGCTGAGGACGATGCATTGAGCAAAGAATGGGGAGAGTATTCAAGTATTTTTTGCAACCCGCCGTACGAAACAAAATTGCAAAAAGAATTTATCAAGAAAGCGTACGAGACCCATCAAAAACACGGAAACACCATTGTGTTGTTAATACCTGCAAGAGTAGAGACTAAGCGTTGGCATCAATATATTTTTGGCAAAGCTGAAATAGAGTTTATCGCCGGGCGGTTGAAGTTTGAGGTTAATGGCGTGAAATCTAAAGAGCCAGCGCCGTTTCCGTCAGCATTGGTTGTATACAAAGGCAAGAGGACGGTTGCTGTTAGATTGGATGGTGATAGCTGATGTGTGAGTATTGCACAAGAGATAAAGCAATAGTTGAGGGCGTAGAACCTACTCCGTTTGGTGATCATGAGCAAAAGATATCAATATATAAGTATCTGCTAGTGTCCAGAGTGACATATCATGGTACAAGAGCGGTACCGATTAAATACTGTCCGATGTGCGGCAGAAAGTTGGAGGTTGCTATAAATAATCCATAATGGATTTTAATATAAGAAAGACCGGTATTAATATAATTAGAGCCACAGACTCTATTAAGATGAAAGATTTCAAATTTAGTTTCATATCTTGTTCAGGATTCATATAATTTTTTCTTCTCTCAGGACGAAATTTTCTTGTATAAACTTCAATTTGTAGTAAAAAAATTAAAGAAATAAATAATGCAAGTAAAAATCCGTAACTTTTAGGATGTGATTTGTAGCCACGCTTTGCAAATGATTGCCAAACAATATAATCTGGTACTCCCATTTTTACAAGAATCCAGTTTATCAAGAAACTACTTAAAATCAGACTTATTAGATAAAAAATAATACTATCAAATTTTTTCAAAAAAACAACTCCTTTATGGAGTAATTATAACATAGGAGGGGTAGCGGATTGAGTAAAATTACTGAATTGTCAGATGAACAACTGGATATACTAGCGGATAAAATTACCGTTAGAATAACACGAGAGCAACAAAACGAATTTGAAAAAATGAGACAGTACGCCTTTCACAATACAAGATTGCTTTTAAAAAATTACGACAAGTTAAAAGCTCATGTTCAAACGGTGGAAGATCAATTGATTGGAGATCAAGAAACCTTCTGGAATCACAAGTATTTAACTCTTAGTGCTTTGATGCAGAACAGAGCTAAGACGGTCAAGATTATGCATCATGTGAGGAATTGTTTAGACGAATATGAAAGAATATGTAATGAATCTCATAGCAGAGGATATAAGTTGTTACAACAAAAGTATTTTGGTCCTAAACTTAGCGACGAGATGATTGCAAGCTACTACGATATTTCGAGGCAAGCAGTCAATAGTCAAATCAAAGAGGCGATTAACGATTTTTCTATATTGTTATACGGCGTTGAAGCGTTAGAGATTAAGTGACTAGTTGCATTTCGGTTGCAAAGCACTTGCCACAACGTTACATTTTCCATTGTATAATGATATCGTGGAATTAAACCAAACATCAAACGAAAGACAACTGCACAAAAATAAAAAGCTAAAACCAACTTTTCAGTATTGATGTTTGGATTGTTTCCGTTAAGTTGATGGAGAATCTAAGAATAGACTACTCACATAGTGCCATTCTTAAACCAACCGTTGACTGAGAGGTCACTCACAGGTAAATACCTAGTTTACAGACTGTGGGTGGGTACATAGCGAATCGATTTATAATTGTAAAGTTTAGCGACTGTGACTTTTCTGCACTTCATTTTGTTCTATTTTTATAGTATTCTGTATATAAAAAGAAATGAGGAAAATAGGAATGGATATACAATACATCGGTTTGAAGGGGTCTGAAATTAAAGGAGAAAATATAATAAGTTCATCAATTAAATCTCCTAAAGATTTTGATGATTTCAACGTCAACATTATAGACCTGAGTTACGAAGCATTATGGAGGAAACTCCCAACTACATATTCTTCGACTGGTACAGAATATGAAAGTGACTTTGATACTATTTCTCAAATGATAAATAATACAAATAAAAAAATTGTTATTATATTGCCACAAAATGGTTTGTATCAATATGGACTTAAGGATTTCTTAAGTAAGTTTTATAGAGGATTTGAAATGGTGACAAACATACCTATAAATTTAGTTTTCGGTACAACTAAAACAAAAGTTAAGGATATGTTGCTAAAATCTGATTTTACTTTTAATGTAATTAAGGACTCTATAGATAAAGTAACTACATCTGTAAAAGGGAAAAAAGCGACAACTATTAGTTATGAGAACGTTATGATAACAACGCTTATGATAAATAATTCGGATGAATTAAATGGTTTCATGATTGAGACTAATCTCGTTTTGACAAATAGCGATGAAATACCAGAATGGATGGAGGGAGTAATAATGTTTGACGATAAACAACAATTGGATTCTATCAAAATTAAAGAGCAACAAATACAAGAAATTAAAAACAAAATAACCACAGCTCAAGAAATATTGAGCAAAAATGAACGTTTAAAATCAATTTTGTATACTCAATCAGATTCATTGGTGGAAGTAGTTTTTGATATATTTGAAGAAATTTTAGATGTGGATCTTTCTGAATTTGAAGATAAAAAGATAGAGGATATTTCATTTTCTATTGGTGATATGACCTTTATCGGAGAAATCAAAGGAATTACAAGTAACGTAAAAACGCCCAACTTATCTCAGTTAGACAATCACTATACTAATTTCGTTGAAGAACACCCTGAGATTCCTGAAGAAAGTATCTATAAATTACTAATAGTAAATCATCAAAGAAAAAGACCAGTAAGCGAAAGAGATCCAATTGATCATAAGCAAATAGAGCTAGCGGAAAATAAGTATACTTCACTAATTATAGAAACAAGTGAACTGCTAAAATTATTGGAAAAGTACAGAGACGAATCTATTTCTAAAGAAGAAATTATTGATTTACTTACTAAAAACGGTTTATTAAAAATCGAGTAAATTAATATCCGGGTGCTTTGCGCCTGCAGAGTCATCGCATATGCGGTGGCTTTTTATATTACATAAAATTAAGGAGGATGCACATGAAGGCTAAAGTGTCATTAGTGCTTAACGGATTAACTTATTGTTTAAAAGGCGAACTTATCTCAGTGTTGGAGAAGACTAAGAAATGTACATCATTTGAGAGGTTAGAGGAACAACGAGACCCAAAAGGAAATAAAGTAATCGTTGGTCGCAAGTTCAAAGTTGCCAATGATTTAGTAAATTTATATTTCAACTAACCGTCATTTGTGGCGGTTAGTTGAAATAAACAAGGAGACAGCTCAACGGCTATCTCCTTTTTCTGTGCTTAGGTTTATACTGCTTATCCCTGTGACGGTGATAGATATCATGCAGTATTTTAACCATGGATAAAGTTTTAAACAGTAAATCTAATATGGCGATACCTCCTTACGAGGTCGCCGAGTCAATGCAATATTAGTATAACATAATCAACTAACCGTCATTTGTGGCGGTTGTTTTCTTTTAAGAGAGGAGTATTAAGTATGAGCAGCAAAAAAAATAAGAAGCAACAACAAGACTTTGTCGAACTGTTAAAACAAATGAGGGAAGCAAAAGACTTAGATCAAATTGCTGAATTGTTTCTCCAAGTCATATCAATCTATGGGTTGAAGATGAATGAAGTAGCAGCATTAAACTATTACATTACTGAGCGGACAATAAAATCGAAACACAATGCTGACTTCTTAAAAGAGAAACTTAATCTAGATGTAAACGACTTGGGACCAGAAGGGATATTGAAAGTTCAAGAAGCATTGCTGAAAGTTTACGTCAGCGAGTTAACTAATAAGAAATGATTCCAGCGGTCAAGACTAAAGCAGACAGGGCAAAGTTTTACGGTTCTTCTTCTTGGAGAAAGTTAAGACAACTATGTTTGGAACGCGATCATTATGAATGTCAATGGTGTAAAGCCGAAGGTAAGCTAACTACTCAATACGATTCTGTATTGGAGATAGATCATATCAAAGAGTTAGAAAAGTATCCAGAGCTGGCATTAAACATAGACAATCTGAGAACGTTATGCAAAGACTGTCACAACAAGCGACATGATCGTATGAACTACCGTGGGAACAAAAGAAAAAGAAAGTGGGATGATGAATGGTGGTAGAAGACAAGAGAAGTTCCAACAGAGTATCAAGCCAACTTAAATTAATCAGACAAGAAAAAATGTTATCAAAGAAAGGGATGGCGGAATTGTTGGATACAACCTATTCGACATACTGTAATTACGAATATGGAAACAGAGAGCCTAGTCTTGATGAAATTGTCAGGATATCTCAAAAACTAAATGTGACTACAGATTATCTTTTGATCGGGTTTATTCAAATGAACAAAAAAGAAGTAGGCGCTAGAATAAAATCTATTCGTATTTCACTTGGTTTAAACATGGAAGAATTTGGAAAAAAATTTGATCCAAAAGCTGATAAAAGTCTAGTATCTAGATGGGAAAAAGGAGTCAGTAAACCCAATAATGACAGATTAAAGCGTATCTCTGAAATTGGTAAAGTTTCAATGTTTTATCTATTAGAAGGTAAGTTAACTTCTACTGATATACAACGAGCAGAAAAAGGAACTGCATTTGAAATGCAACCTGATAAAGAATCAGATCAATTAATAATCTAGGAAAGGTGTTTGAACAATGAGTGTAGATGTTAAACGAGCAGAGTCTATCACTATGGTAGACAAAGCAATAGAGAAACTAAATGAATTCAGAAGTCAAATGATTGACGGAACGGTTGTAGCTGAAGGTATCTCTATCAACCAACGCTTGAGAAGCGAAGCTGATGAAGTTGTTGGGCTGTTCAACATGAATATTGATATTGATTACATAGTCAAGCTAAATCCCAAAATTTCACAGTAATGCAAATGGAAGTGGGGGATGATATGCCCCCGGTCGAATTATTTTAGGGTCAAATCCCAATCGTGGGAACCGGTGGATGGGGTCAATTCTGTAAATGCAACAAACTTTTTTACCCCCTCCCCCCTCCCCCTAGTATATGTCTAAAATAGAAGGAAGGTGATTGGTTTGGATTCTAAATTAGTTGGCTCGAGAATGAAGAAAAAACGAATAGAAAAAAAGATGACTCAGCTTGATGTAGCAACAAAAAGCGGTATTTCTAGTAAGTACTATGGAAGTATTGAAAATGGGAAAAATTCACCTAGCATTGAAAAGCTGAATGCTATCTCAAAAGTGCTAGGATGCAGTTTACATTTCTTACTGAATGATCGCATGGACGATATGGAAAATCGTGTAACCTTAGAAAAAGACCGTCTTGAAAAAATTTTTAATAAAATTCCTCGTGACAGTCTAAATTTGGTTGAAGGACTAATCGTTCAAGCAGCACGACTAAGAATTCTATTAGATGATAACTGGAAAGATATTTTAGAAAATGGGGAGTATGAAAAATTTAAACAAAGTGAGAGTCAGACAGCCTACGACAGAAAAAGACCGATTGTTGAAAATTATGATAACCGAGATAAAACGTATCAAGCAATAATGAAACAACTCACTGATTTATTGCCACAAGCAACGAAACCAGATAAAAGAAGCAAACTTCTTGGAAGAGGTTAGCGATGCTAAGTAATAAGCACGTTGATAATTATATTCGTAAATGGAAGTCTGGTGAGTTGGTCCTTAACGAAAAAAGAATCCAGTTGTTAAAGTTAGTTGAAAAAGAAATTTTGCCTTATGATGATTTGTATTATTTCAATGAAGAGCAAATCGATAATTATATTGAATTTAGCCAGGTATGGTATTTCGAATTAGATGAATGGGAAAAATTTATTTCCGCATTCATTTTTTTATTTTATAAAGAAGACGATGAAGTTGTCTTTGATGAATTCGTTATAAACATGGGACGTGGTGGAGGTAAGAATGGATTTATTTCTACCTTGGCAAATTATTTCGTTAGTTCATTGCATGGTATTGATTATTATGATGTTTCGATTGTAGCTAATAGCGAAAAACAAGCTAAAAGAAGTTTCCAAGAATGTTATCGAGTGATAAATAAAAAAGGTAACGATGATTTAAAAGAAGAATTCGAAGCATTTAAAAGTAGTTTAACTGGTTTGGAAACTCAATCTGTTTTTGAATACAAAACGAGCAATGCTAGCTCTCAAGATGGTGGTCGTGAAGGAGCGGTCATCTATGATGAGTATCATGAAATGGAAAATACAGATATTGTTGATGTTTTTTCTGGCGGACTCGGAAAAGTAGATCACGGGCGACAATTTTTCATTGGAACAAAGGGATTTGTGCGTGAAGGTTATTTTGATATTAAATATCGACAATGTGAAGATATTTTGAATGGATTAACCGAGTTCAAAGGTGTCTTTCCTTATATTTGCGAGTTAGACGAGATTGAAGAAATGGATAATCCAGAGAATTGGCCAAAAGCTAATCCGGCTTTACAAGAACCTTTGAATAAACGTGGAAAAAGATTATTCAACCGTATCATGAAAGAGTATGTGACTTTAGCGACCGAACCTTCAGGAAGAACAGCTTTCGTGACGAAGCGAATGGATTATTTAGAAGACAATATGGAAAATTCCGTGGCTACAAGAGAAGAAATGATGGCAACCAACAGACCGTTTTTTGAACTAAATACAGTTCCTATTGGTTCTCTTGACTTTGGGAGTGTTCGAGATTTTGCGACGTGTGGCTTACTCTTCAAGAAAAAAGAAGAATATGCATTCAAAAGTTTTACCTTTGCTATGAAACAATTTTGTGATGTTCATTATGGTTATTCTTTAAAAGAACAACTTGTCGGTAGTGAAAAACGCGCTCCAATAAAGAAATGGGAAAAAATGGGGTTGATGAAAGTAGTAGATGAACCTTCATTGAATCCTAAGCATATTGTTAATTGGTTTATTAATACCAGAGAGAAATACGGAGTGAGAGTGATTGTGATGGATAACTATAAGGCAGATATTTTAGGACCAATGCTAGAAAAAGAAGGTTTCGAAGTCGTACGACTTAGAAGACCATCAAGTTTACATCCGTTGCTAGCTCCGCGAGTAGAAGATGGATTTGCTAATAAAAAATTTATATTTGGGGATAATCCGTTAATGAGGTGGTTTACTAATAATGTTTTTGTCAAAGAAACAAAAGATGGAAAACAGTTCCTAAAAAAAGAGGAAGTGAAACGTAAAACAGATGGATTTCAAGCTTTTATTCATGCTTTATATAAAGCAAATGAACTAGAAGACCAGATTGATTATGACGAAGCCTTTGACATGTTAGATGAATTAGACTTTTAAGAAAGCGAGTGATCAACATTTACAGACCACAGTATTTAAACGTAGAAAGAGAAGTTCAAAATTTATATAGTGGGAATTGCATATACTATTCGAAAGTTACGTCAATACAAACCGGATACAAAAAGAAACCACCAGAGAAAAAAGAAAACAAATCTGGTAGACAATTTGCTAGAAAGTGCAGGTGATCAAGATATCTATTTTGATTGAAAGGTGGTGAAAATATGTGAGTTTATTTGATATCTTTAAAACATCAATAAAAAATGAAGAACCTTCTGACTGGATACCTGATTTTGTATTCGGTGATGAAGAGTCTGCTCGTTCATATCTGAAAATTATGGCCAAAAACACAGTGCTTGATTTTGTAGCGAGAACAATGTCAACACTAGAGGTTAAATTTAAGAACAAGAATGATACAGCTGATTGGGATTATATTTTGAATGTACGACCTAATTCTGACATGTCCGCTGCTACGTTTTGGGAAAAGTTTTTTTATCGTTTGTTAGATGACAACGAAGTCTTAGTTATATTTACTGAAGACAATCAGCTTTTGATAGCAGATGATTTTTCGCGCACGGAATATGCGGTATATGATGACGTGTTTATTGGTGTTACTGTGAAAAACTATGTATTTCAAAAAAGTTTTAGTATGTCCGATGTGATTTACATCGAATATAACAACGATAAACTTGAACGATTTACAAAAGGACTATTTGATGATTACTCAGAACTATTTGGTCGTATTTTAGAAATTGCTATGCGAAATAATCAAATTCGAGGTTCAGTATCTATTGATACAACTGGAAATATAAACGAGGAAAAAGGAAAAGACGGTAAAACCCGATCAGAACGTCTCCAAGAATACATTGACAAGGTATACAACGCTTTTAAAACAAAATCAGTAGCAATTGTAGCAAAGATAAAAGGGTTTGATTACGAAGAATATACTAATAAGCAAGGGGTTTCCAATCAATCCCTTGATGAGTTAAACAAAATGAAAACGTCACTGATTGATGATATAGCCAACGCCATAGGAGTTCCTACGGCGCTTATTTATGGTGAGAAAGCAGAGCTGGATTCCAATATCAAAGCTTTTAGGAAATTATGTATCGCACCTTTAGTCAAGAAATTACAAGATGAATTGACAGCAAAGATAATTACCCGTCAAGAATATGGTAAAGGTGAAAGGATTAAAGTATCTAAAGTTTTACCAATCAGTATTTTAGATAACGCGACACAAATCGATAAAGTTGTTTCTTCCGGAACTTTCTTACGTGATGAAGTTCGTGAAGAAGTTGATTATGATGCTTTACCGAACGGAGAAGGTCAACAATTAATCATGACTAAGAACTATCAAAAAGTATTGAAAGGGGGTGAGAAAGAAAATGCCGAAAGTTAAAAAAGTACCGTTTCAATTTACCAACGAGATCCAAAATGGTAAGCACATTCTCACTCTGAGTGGAAATGTACAAAAGAAATACTGGCGTGATGATGATGTCATTAATGCGAAAGATATTCGAGAATCACTTGATACTGTCACAGACGATATCGTGATTAAACTGAATAGCCCTGGCGGCGATGTGTTCGAAGGGATTGAAATTTACAATTATCTGAAAGATCATCCGTCAAATATAACTGTAGAAGTAACTGGCTTAGCAGCAAGTGCCGCAACATTTATTATTGCCGGTGCCGACAATGTGATTATGAACGTAGGAACGTCTTTAATGATTCATGAAGCTTCAACTTTCGCTTGGGGAAATAAACAGGATATCCAAAAAACGTTAAACGCATTGGAAACAATCGATGATTCAATCTTAGCGATTTATTCAGATAAGACAGGACAATCGGCTGAACAGCTACGCGAATGGATGAATGAAGAAAAATGGTTTGCAGCAGATGAGGCTGTAGAATTTGGGTTTGCTAATTCTGTTAAGCGCGAGAATTTGCAAGAAGAACCGCAAGATATTGCTGCTATCGTACAAAATGCTGTTGCTATTGCAGTAGCTAATATGAAACAAAATGAAATAAATAAAGAGGGACAAGAACTAAAACAAAAATCATTAATCGCGCAATTGCGAAAAGGAGAATAAATTATGTTAAAAATTACAGACAAAACAGCAGATGCGAAGAAAATCTTTAACTCTATTTCTGCAAAAGAAGATGCAACGCCTGAACAAGTAAATGCTGCTTTAGAAGCTTATGTCACTGCTATCGCAGAAGATGCAGGTGCACAAGTTCGTGCTGAATATGAAGAGCTGAAAAATGTAACTGATAATCGTGTTTTAGAAGCTCGTGGGATTCCGACTCTGACTGCAGAAGAAACGAAATTTTACAATGAAGCAGTTAAAACAGGTGGATTTGATCAAGAATTAGTTTGGCCAGAAACGATTCTAGAACGTGTATTTGAAAACTTACAAAATGATCACCCGATTTTAAAAATTATCAACTTCACTCCAACTGTTGGCCGAGTTAAAGTTATTCGCGCTCGTCGTAAAGGTGTTGCGGTTTTCGGACCATTGCATAAAGACCTTGAAGGGCAATTAGATTCTGAGTTTGGCGCAACTGAGTTTGTACAACTTGCATTGACTGCATTCTTCCTGATTTCAAATGATACGCTTGACTTAGGACCTCGATGGATCGATCGATTTATCAACCTTTCTTTGAGCGAAGCTGTTCGTGACGTTTGGGCAAAAAAAGTTATTGTGGGAACAGGTAACAATGAACCAATCGGTTTAACAAAAGATTTAGATGGCGCCGTAACAGGCGGTGTGTACCCAGAGAAAAAAAGTGCTGGAACTTTGACATTTGCTAAGGATAAGATTGTCAGTGAGTTAGGCGAGGTAATGAAAGTTCTATCAAAATACACCTATAAAATTGATGCTGACGATGAAGGCGAAACAAAATATCGTTCTGTTGCTGGAAATGTATATTTGATTGTTAACCCGGTTAACTACTGGGACATCATTGTGCGTGTCACTTTAGCAAACTTGAATAATGTGTACGGAACTACGATGCCGTTCATCAGTTTGGATCACATCATCGAATCTGTAGATGTACCGGAAGGCAAGCTTATCTCCTATGTCGGAAAAGAATATGACGCAACGCAATCCAGAGCGGAAAGAGTCTACGTTTACAAAGAAACATTCGCCATGAAACGGGCGACACTTTATGCTGTCGACATGTTAGGGAATGGATATCCAACGAATAACGATGCTGCACAAGTATATGATCTTGATTTTTCTGAAGTATCTGTTGACGGTGGTTCGGGGGAGTAATTACGCCTAACGCTCGTAAGGCGCCGTTAGACTATTCTAGCTTGAATGTGCTACAACTTAAAGCGTTGTTAGGCGAGCGGGGGAAAGTGTATCCAAGCAACGCTAAGAAACAAGAATTAATTGATCTATTGGAAGGGTGATAGTATGGATGATGCAAAGTTCATAACTGAATTTAAATCTCGTTTTCGTATTTTTCATTCTTCCGAAGATGAAGATATTGGTACACAATTAGAAGATTCGTTTAATGATATCAAATCATTAATCGGATTTTTTGAAGCTGATAAATTTCCAAAAGGTAAGGAACTTGTGTATGAGCGTACTCGTTATTTACGAAACGAGGCGCTCGAATACTTTTATAGTAATTTTCAGACAATGATCATGGATGCTTCCATAGAATTGGCGGGTGAGCTAGAAATTGCCGATTAATTCAAATTATAAAAGACCTCAAATTGTAGCTGGAGACTTAAATACTCCAGTTACTTTTTTTGAATTTAAACCAACTAAGGGACCTGAGCCAGGAGAAGCAAAAAAGAAAGAGTTGTATAAATGTACAGCTCTTGTCTATAACCCTTCAATGAAAGACCGAGATATTTTGAACGTTGCAGGTACTAAAGAGGCAGTAACTATCAAGATACGCGATCCTTATACAGATTACTTACCTACCAACAAACAAAAGGTGGAAATTGAAGATTATCGCTATCTCGGTAAAGTTTGGGAAATAGTTGATGTCTCACCGGATTTAGAAAACAACGATTTTGTAAAAATCATTTTGGGGGTGAGTTCGTGAGTGTAACGATCACTGGTGAAGCTGAAATAATTAAGAACATTGAAGCTAAGTTAGGGAAAAATAAAGCTACTAGAGTTATTAATAAGGCTCTTAGAAAAGCTGGCGAACAGAATCAAAAGATTGTAAAAGAAGCTGTTTCTACTTACCAAGATACTGGCAAAACTCATGATTTAGTTGTTACTAGCGGTGTTAAAAGTAACCCAAAACGAGTTGAAACAGGGTGGGCTTCAAAAGAAAGAGCTCCTATTGTTCATTTAAATGAGTTCGGCTATACACGTTATGGTAAATACGTTCGTCCTCAAGGTATGGGGAAATTACAAGCAGCTGCCGACAAGATTCAAAAAACGTCAACGGAAACTGTCAGACGTGAAATGGAGGAATTAGGCCGATGAAAGACATGTGGATGGACGTATACAATGCATTGATTGTAAATCCAGTCATAGCAAAGCATTTAGCGATCAAGCCTAGCCCATACGAAAAAGAGATTACTTATCAAATAAAATTTTACGAAGCGCCAGAAACTTTAGACGTATCCAAACCTTTTATAGTTATTGATACTTTCTCAGGTCCACAAACAAACGCATATCACATGGCTAATAAGCCAGTTTCATTAACGTTCAACTTTCAAATAAACGTTGAAACTCAAAATCGTTTACTAACAAAAGAAATCGCAAAAGCTGTAAAAGATGTTATGTGGGAAATGGGTTACGGTCAGTTGAATGGTGGTTTAGACACGTACTTTAGGGAAACAAAGAGATTTGTAGATGCACGAAGATATAGAAAAAATACAAGAATCCACGATACGGATTACTAGGAGGAATAACACATGGAAACATATGGATTTGATAAATTATCAATCAGAAAGCTTAAAGGAGACTTAACTCCCGACACTACTTCGGAAATCGTTGTACTTGAAGGAATTCAAAAAGAAGGTGGACCTACAAGTTTTGATCTTACCGGATTAACAAAAGAAGCAATTAAAGTATTTGCTGGAAACGTAGAATATTTTATCTCACGTAAAGGGACTGGCAATGTAGCAGCTAACTTTGGCTTGTTAGACGTACCAGCAAAAATCGAAGCGGATATTTTAGGTTTTATTACAATGGACGAAAACATCGATGGTTTAGGTGAAGAAACAGAACCACCATACGTTGCAGCAGTTGCAGAGTCGGAAGATTTGTATGGAGTACCTGTGGCGTTTGCTTTAGTTGCCGGTAGCTTCTCTCGTGACGGATTTTCATTAGCAACGAAAACAGATGAAGATTTTACACCAGAAGCTGGTGAGTATGTTTATACTGCTATGTCAAGAAAAATTACAATTGGCGAAAATACAAAAACATTGAAAGTATTACGTGCATCAACGGTAGCAGGAGTTGAAAAACTAAAAACAGCAGTTTTAGGACCTGCATCGGGGAAGTAATAACCCCCGAGAGTGTTGTATTAGATAAATCAAAACTTGCATTAAAAATGGGGGAAGAAGCAACTTTGGTTTCAACTGCCTTACCTGAAAATGCTAAAGACAAATCAGTAGACTTCGCTTCGGACAACACGTCCATTGCCACGGCCACTCCAAAGCAAGGGAAAGTAACGGCGATTGCTTTAGGTACAGCAAATATAACAGCGAAAACAAATAACGGTAAGACTGCCAACTGTGCAGCTACAATCACGAAATGAAAAGGTTAACCTATACGGCTAGCCTTTTTTTGAGGAGGAAAAACAATGGAAAGAAAAATCGAATTAGAGTTACGGATGCCAGACAATAAATTCCGAACATTTACCCAAGAGTTCATTCCATTTCGAAAACGTTATGACTATATTCGTTTAGAAAAAGATCTAGAAAAAGAAGCGGCTGTACAAGAGAGATTAGTTGAAGAAACTGAGTACGATCAATTACAAATTCAATTTGTTGCTGACTTGTTTGAATCCGAAGAAGTTACTAAGGATTTGATTCTAGGCGGTCTTGATACTGCAGATAGACATAAGATTTACGAAATTATTCGATACCGCGTTTTAGGATTCAGCCAAGCGGACGATGAAGCAGCAAAAAAAGCGATGACGGAGGAAATCTTAAGTGGAGCGACTTCTACGAACTCCAATTAAATTTCGTCCGTGACGTTATCAAGAATTTACCGGGTTGGACAATCACAGATCTAATGAAAACAGATTGCATAGATATTGACGAAATATTGTTGAAATCCGATAAAAAAGAAAAAAATAATAAGAAAAAAGAAATTAGACCATTATCAGATTTAGTAAATGGATCAAAAGGAGGGTAATCATGGGAGCGGCAGGTACACCGATAGGAAATATGGTTATAAAACTTGGGCTTGATGATTCCGACTTTGGTCGTGGAGTTGAAAACTCAAAGAAACAAGTTAGATATTTAGCTAAAGAAATGCAAGCCAATATGAAAATCGCTGATATGGCTGGCAACCAGATGGATAAATTAGGTGCTAGGTATAATGGTCTTACAAATATAATCAGTGCACAAGAAAAGCAAGTATCGTCATTGAAAAAAGCATACGAAGAATCGTTTGTAGATGGTAAAGCCACTGATTCAACAAAAAGGCTCGCAGCACAACTACAAGACGCAAACGGAAAATTAGCTGGTTATAAACAGCAACTCGTTGCGACAGCAGGTTCTTTAGCAGAGCTTGAAGTTAAAACCACTGGCGCCACTGGCGTCATTTATGCTGGTAGTGAAAAAATGATAAGTGCTGGCAAACGAATGGAATCAGTTGGCGGAAGTATGACCAAAGGTTTGACCGTTCCTATTTTAGCAGGAGCAGCGGCAGTTACGACGGCGGCTATTTCTTGGGAGTCAGCTTTTGCAGGAGTAAAGAAAACAAATGATGAAGTAATCGATTCTACAGGAAAAGTCGTTTATTCATATAAAGACTTAGAAGATGGACTACGAGGATTAGCTAAAGAATTACCTTCAAGCCATCAAGAGATTGCAGCTGTAGCAGAAGCAGCAGGTCAGTTAGGGATTGAAACACCTAATGTCGTAAGCTTCACCAAAACGATGATTGATTTGGGAGAATCTACTAACATGAGCGCTGAAACTGCCGCTACTGCTTTAGCTAGATTTGCAAACATTACTAAAATGTCTCAGAGTGATTTTGGTAAATTGGGTTCAGTCATTGTTGACTTAGGGAATAACTTTGCAACTACTGAGTCGGAAATCACTGAAATGGGATTGAGACTTGCTGGTGCAGGTAAGCAGATCGGAATGTCACAAGGTGGAATTCTTGGGTTTGCTGCCGCCTTGAGTTCTGTAGGTATCGAAGCTGAAGCCGGAGGTTCTGCCTTTAGTAAAGTTATGGTGCAAATGCAATTGGCCGTAGAAAAAGGGACTGGAGCATTTTCAGAAGTTGAAGAGACAGCCAATCAAGCCGGTATGAGTATTGGGGAATTTGGCGAAATTATCCTCAAGGGTGGCAAAAATGCTAAAGAACTTGCTGAGGCGTTAGGTACTGATGCTAAAAGTTTGAAAAAAATGTATAAAGAGGCCGACAAATCAAAAACTTCTTTAGAAAATTTTGCTCAAGTTGCTGGGATGACTGGGGAACAATTTTCAAAAGCGTTTAAAGAGGACCCTTCTCAAGCTATCATTAAATTCATTGAAGGTTTAAAGAATGCTGAGAGTCAAGGTACGTCTGCAATCAAAGTGTTAGATGATATGGACATTAAAGAAGTTCGTTTGCGTGATTCGTTACTACGTGCTTCAAATGCTTCAAACGTGTTCTCGGGAGCAATTGAAATGGGTAATAAAGCGTGGGGAGAAAATACAGCCTTAACTGAAGAAGCTAATAAGCGGTACGAAACTACCGAATCTAAACTGAAAATGCTGAAAAATGAAGTTATAGATTCAGCTATTGAATTAGGTGGCCCTTTCGTTGATGCTTTGAGGGATGGACTTCAAGCTTCCAAACCTCTTGTAAAAATGTTAGGAGACTTGGCGAAAGCCTTTAGTGATGCAGATCCTAAAACACAACAATTAGTTGTTAAGCTTTTAGCTACTACGGCTGCTGCTGGCCCCTTGTTTAAGATTACAGGTAAATTAACTGGCGGTATCGGTTCGTTAGGTAAAAGTTTTGTTGAATTATCTGCATCTATGGCGAAGAAAAGAGCAATCACGGAAGCTACAGAAGCATTAGCAAACGGAGCAATTTCTACTAAAGAATTCAGTTCAGCTATGGCAGGCGGCGTCGGTAATGTAACTAAGTTCGGAAGTGCTGCTGCAAGTGCTGGCGGAGCTTCAGGCATAGGAGCAATGACAGCCGCTCTAGGACCGTTAGGACCTGCAATTTTAGGTATTGTTGGTGTAGGCGGTGCATTGGCTGTCGGTTACGGAGCATGGAAGCTGTTTGGTGAAGAGGCTTGGAATTCTTCTCAGCGTGTTGAACGTTGGGGTACTGATGTAGGAGCGGCAACAGATAAGACGTTAGGAAAAATTCAAGATGATACTCAAAAAGCATCAGGTCAATTCGGAATTATGGCGCAAGGTTTCGAAGCAGATTCCGGTTCTATGGTTGCCAATTTTGAAAAAATAGGTCAGACAATTGAGCAAAGCCTTATTAACAAAATAGACGGTTTGGATAAATTAATTAAAGAATTACCTGCTTCTGTTGATATTGGTTTAAAAGAGATGCTTCAACAAGAAAAGAAGAACACAGAAGACTCTTTAAAAATTGTTCAAGAGAACACAGCGAGAATTACAGAAATAAAACAAAATGCCTCTAATAGAGGTGTTGAAATAAGTGCAGCAGAAGCCAAGATCATTAAAGATTTGGCGAAAGGAACGACAACTGCTTATGTTGAAACTTTAGATGTTTCGGCCGAGGAAAAGAAGAAAATCTTAGCTGCTATGAATGCTGATGTTGCTAATGCTACTGAAAAAGAAGCAAAACTATGGCTGCAGTCACTAGGAAAACAAAGACAAGCGGCACAAGAACATGCGACTAAGAGTCGGCAAGAAAAAGAGAAATATCTTCAAGACCTAGGATATAATCTAGATGGCGAATTTGCACAGAAGTTTTTAAAAGCTTGGGATGAAATAAATAAAACAACAGTTGATGGTTTTGATTCTCAGATGGCGACAATTACTGAAAAATATCCTGAATTAATAAACGAGGTATTTTTAGCCAACGGTCAGCTAGTCAGCTCAATGGGTAATGCAAAAGATGCTGCTATATCAACTAATAAAGATATTATATCCAGCGCGAACTCAATGGCAGATAAAGTAGCTGAAAACGCAGAAAAAAACGCAAAAAAAATAGCATGGACTGCTGACGAAAGTGTTAAAAACGGAAAAAAAGCAGCTCAAATGTGGAATAATCTTGTGTTCGATGAAAAGACAGGTGAAGTCAAGTCGAATGTTCGGGAAGTCGTGAAAGATGCTGCGAAAGATTCTGCGACATGGAATCAAATGAGATTTCAGCTTCAAAATGCCGATCTTGATTCAAATGCAAAATTGATTATTGGTGAAGCGGCAATCGCCAATAATTGGTGGGATGGTATGGCTTGGGAAGATAAGCAAGCCGTTTTAAAAGATGAATACAGCAAAACAATGTACAAAGCTTTAGAAGACTCTGGACAATGGAATAAAATGAGCTTGGAACAAAAAACAGCAATTTTATACTCAAATACGCCAGAAGTTATGACTGAAACTATGTTAAACCTTGGCTTATGGAAAGATTTCAAACCTGATGTAAAAGAATTAAAAGCTAAAAACTACGATTTCGTTGAAGTACTATCTAAATCAGAAGGAAAACTGAATCATTGGAATGAGGTTTCTTCTGAAGTTAAAGAAATCCTGGGGGATAATTACGATTTTCTTCAAAAGATATATCAATCTGATGCTTCTTTTAATCGCTGGAAAGAATTGCCTAATGATGAGAAAAAGCTACTAGCTGATGACACGGAATTTTTATCAAAAATATTGACTTCAACGACGAATATGAACAGATGGAATCAGCTTCCCGTGGAACAGAAAAAAATCTTGGGGGATAATTCCGATTTATTGAACAAAGTTTTTGCATCTGAAGAGTCTTATAACGGATGGATTCAACTTCCTGACAATGTAAAAAAGATGTTGGCTGATAATGTAGATTTAAAAACTAAACTAGCAGATGGTACTATCAGTTTGGATCAATTTAACAAAATAGAGCCGTTATTGAAATCTTTGTTAGGTGACTCATATAGTGTTGACCAAGCGGCAGCTACAGGTGTAAATTCTATAAATGTTTATGACAAAAATAATGCTGCAACCAAAAAATTACTAGGCGATCCGTTAGGTGTATTAAATGCAACTAGTTCTGGTGGAAGTGCTTTAAATATTTACGGATTGAACAATCCTGCTGACAAATACCTTACAGCTATTGATCAAGCAAGTGGACCAGCGTGGAATGCAAATTCAGCCGTAGAAAGTTTCAAAAATCAACCAGACGTAATTACTAAAACTCTCAGGGTTGCTGCTGAAACAGCTGGAGCATCTGTTGGTCAAGCGATGAAAGCATTTGGTTATGCCAAAGGTACTAATTTCCACAAGGGTGGAGATATGATCGTTAACGACCAGGTCGGACCATTGTACAAGGAGATTGTCCATGAACCGGGGAAAGAACCTTATATTCCAACAGGGCGTAACGTTCTAATTCCAAATGCTAAAAGAGGTACAAAAGTATACAGGGCAAGCCAAACTAAATCGATAATGAAAAGATCGGATATTCCACATTACGCTGAAGGAGTTGGTGTGCCTAGAAATTCAACAATGGTACAAAATTTAAGTTATTTCACAGGGGGAAAAGAACAAGTAATCGTAAAAGATAATAAATCAGATTTGATTCTGGCGATTAATAGTTTAAAAGATGTGATTTTAAATAAGAATAATTCGGAAAAACCTATGAATATAAATTTGAGGCTAGGAGAAAGAGACTACAATATGTTTATCCAGGACATATCAGTAGTCCAAGGAAAAGAAATTGATATTCAATCGAGTTTTTAGGAGGCGATAATTTGTATGATTTTAAATCTATTTTAGAAATTATGGAGTTACCTCAAAAGGCGATGACTTATGACGGTAAATACTTAGAAAATCAAATACCTGGCTATCTGACATTAGATGTTGCTGGACGCGAATCTTTAGACACCGACATACAGACAGATGAAATCCATGTTGGATCAATCATTTCTAACCAGAAGCTTAAAAGCAAAACGTTAATTGTTGAGTACGGATTGACGTTCGAAAACTATGAGGACTCACAATTCAAATTTAACAAGATTAAACAGTTTTTGTTTAGAAGAGAGGATGTTCCGATCGTATTTAATGATGAAAACGGGATATTGTTTTACGGAAGACTGTCCCTAATGCAACAACCGACTTATCACACAAATGAATTTGCAACTGGAAAGATTGAACTTTTCTGTCAAAATCCTTTAAAGCATTCAAGAATAAAAGAATTTAGTAATGTTATTACAATGGATAGCCCTATTGAGACAACTCCCCAAAAAATCATAGTAAAATTATCAACTAATTCAAGTATAAAAATAACAAACAAAAGATCAGGAGCTAAAATCAAAATTACAAGCGCAGCCATTTATAGTGATAATTTAGTTGAATTTGATTTTGAACACGGGAAAGTGTTTGTAAACGGAGCAGACAGAACAGCTATTTTAGATCTAGATAGTGACTTCGAAAATTTCTATATCCATCGTGGAGACGAAATAATTTGTAATAACGGAGTAATGACAATATATGCAAATGAGGTGTATCTATGAAAATAACCAGTTCGGTCTATTTTTTCGACGACAGACAACGATTTATTCGTATGGTGACTAAAAAATTTTTGACACAAAATATACAGGAAAAAGAAATCACTTCAGATAAATCTGAATTGCTTAATGATAAATTGACGGTTTCAGTTGTTTTTGATAAAGGAATTGAAGAAGCAGCTTATATGGCTGTAAAGGAAAACGATGGTACATTTTCTTTATATTCGATCATAAATTCTGGAGATGAGAATAACAGGAATCATTTTGTAGGTATTAATTTTGCGGTCAAAGAATTGGAAGGATTTATTGTCAAAGATATTAGACCGCAAAAAAAACCAATATCAGTTGTTGCCAGTCAAATAATGAATGCTACGGATGGCGAATGGAGAGTTGGCTATGCGAAACCGAATTTGCCAATCATTACTGATACATTCTATTATTTGTCTGTAAAAGATGCTTTGAAGCAACTCCAAACTCATGGTTGCGAGATTCTTTTTAAATGCAAAATTGAAAACAACAAAATCACTGATAAATATATAGAAATCTATGACGAAATTGGTAGTGCATCAAATAAAAGATTTGTTTATGGTGGTACCGCATTATCTGTGGTCAAAGAACAGGACAGGTCCGAAATATATACCTCTCTCATTGGTCGTGGTAAAGGCGAAGAAGTGGGTGATGGCTATGGGAGACGGTTAGAATTTGCTGGAATAGAGTGGAAAACAACTGCAAACAAGCCAGTAAACAAACCTAAAGATCAAAATTGGATCGAATTATCTGAAATGACAGAAAAATACGGTATACCTTTAAAAAATGGGAAAATGAGAAAAAGAGAAGGCGTTGTTGTTTTTGAGGATATTGAAGATGCTGAGGAACTATTACTTAATACATACAACGCATTAATAGAAATGAGTCGTCCGTTAATCCAATTCAAAACAGAGGTAATTAGTGGTGATGAAATTGGAAATACTATTCAAGTCCACCGATACGATAGAGATTACCATTACAGAGCTAGAATTTTTAGTGTGGTCATTGACCGGCTAACAGGTAAGGTTAACTCTGATATTGGAGATAACTTAATAAAAAAATCTTCTATTAAAACTTCTTCTGATTTGAAACTAGACTTAAAACGTGTAGAAGATACCAAGCCTTCTTTTTACACAGCTGAGCAAATCGCGCAATGGCAAACGGATATCATTCGAGGGCTCAAAGGTGGATCTTATGTTGTTCTCACTGAAGCTGATCTAGGAATTTCCGATGAAAGGATCCCATATTGCTCAGTTTGGATGAACGGTAAATCTCTTGAAACAAGCAATCATTTCTTGGTTGCGAATAGCGAAGGGATTGGATTTATTGATGGTGATTTTAATTTAGATAACTTTCATACAGCATGGACAATTGATGGGGTTTTAAATGCTAGGTTTATCCAAGTTGGTAGATTAGGCGGAGAACAGGTATTCTTGGATTTGGATACAGGTGAAGTTTTCTTTGCAAAAGGATTTATTAAGTCAAAGAATGGAAACTTAAAAATCGATATCACAGAAGGTATTATAGAAGGTCCAATTATTAGAAGCTACACGTACGGCAAATCTAGTGGAATACAAATTCAATCTGGAACAATGTATATTGTAGGATCAAATGGATCTACTTTAGGAAGAGTCGGAACAGCTTCCTTATTCGGTAACGATATGACTATTGCAAACAATAAAGGAAAACAAATGGTGATCGGTACTGAAGAAGGAAACAATATCGGTACACTTATGCAAATTCCAACTGACTCAACAGTATCTAATCCGAAAATGAATCATTACGGAACTCATAACTTCGGTTTTGCAAAGGTAAAGTTTGGACTAGGCTCGTTAAAATTACCGATCGAGATTAATTCAGATGGAACAGTCGCTAGGTATTATAATGTCGAATGGTAGGAAGGGAGAAATGAACATATGGCAATAGACCAGTTCAAGACAGTAGACGTTGTTATTACAAATATTAATGAGGATTATATACCTCAACAATTAGTAGTACAAGGAGAACGATCAGGGAGATCAATGACCTTACAAATTGCCAACGGTGGGAAGATTGAAAATCAAGCAGGCATATCAGTCAATCTTGGGTGGTCGCACGATACGGTTAAAAACAACGATGGTGAAAAGTTGCAAGGATTAGATGCTTTTCAGGCGATAGATAAAACAAAAGGACTGTTTCGTTTAGACTATCCTGCCAGTATGGTTCAACCAGGGCAAATCACTGCCGTCATACAAATTATAAGTTCGTATTCCGACACCAGAAGCAAGCCGTTTAAAATAAAAGTCGAGAGAACGCCGTTTGACAGTAAAGCTGTTGAGAGCGAAAACTCTTTTACTGCATTACAAGAAGCATTAGGAACCGTAAATAAATATGATGGTAAAATAGGAGATTTGGAATACAACAAGGCAGAAAAAAAAGATTTAGTTAATACAGAGAATAAAGTAAACGATAAAATAGAAAAACTTGAATATAAAAAAGCTGAAAAATCCGAATTACTAAATGTGGAGAATAAAGTAAACAATCTGGGAAGTGCTACGCCAAAAGAAACCTTCAGTTCGCTTAATGCTTTGCAGACTAAGTATCCAAGCGGTTCTAATTTTGCAATGGTGGTTTTAGAAGCAGATGGGAAAACCGGTTATGTTTATTTGTGGGATGGAAGCAGCTGGCAGAAAGGAGCTTTGTATCAAGCTCAAGGGTTAGCAGATAAATCGGTTTCGTCAGCTAAAATATCCGATGCGATAAACATGAAAAACTATCCGTTTTCTCCTAACTCTTCTTTTGAGTTTGAGAGACACCAAGCAGCAATTTTGGATATAAAATTGTATGATGCAGATATAAACAAAGATTATTGTATTGCTGGACTGTTTAAAAACAACGACAAAGGAGTATGGCGTATCTTTTTAAATACCTTTGACCAAAAAACAGGGATAGTCGGCGACAATGTGGCATTGTGGCAAGTAACTAACTATATCCCTCAGAGTAATATCGAGACAATTGAACTAAACAAGGCAGCTGGTGGATTTGATGCAGAAATAACAATTGATTGGTCAAAATTACTTGATGGTGATGTATTAGGAACGGGCGTTCACGGCGCAAAATTATTGATTCATAAATTAAGATATATCGATAAGTTTGAGGATGTGCAAAAATTCCCTTTTGCAAACGATGCTATTGTTGGAACAGATAGACTAAAACAAGCGTTGCTAGATGTAAAGTTAATAGGGGCTGATGTAAATAAAGATTACGCTATAGGTGGTTTATTCAAAAACAGCAATAGCAGATGGCGCTTGTTAGTATTTGAGTATGATAAAGCAACAGCTAAATTAGGAAACTTAGTTTCCGAGTTTAATACCACAAATTACGTACCAAGTGCCGACATCGAAAGGTTAAAATTATCAACAACGATTTACGAAGGTACGTTCATCTCAGAAATTTTGATCGATTGGTCAAAGCTAAATGATGGTGATTTATTTGGTACAAATGTTAATGGTGATATCTTAATTTTTGACAAGCGGTGTACAGTTGCTAGTGCAACAAGTAAGGTACTCCCCAAAACGTTATATCCGACAAAAAATGACAACACAAATTTTCCAAATTATGCTTATTTTCTCGGAAATTGGGAAAAACGTAAAATTAGAGATTTGGATGTGATGTCCTCGACATTGCCGTCATGTGGTATGATGCTTGGTTTTTATGGTCAAAAATTAGAAGGCTTATTTTACAAAGAAACAAACGGTATAAAAATTACAGTCAGAATCGATAACGGTGAACCGTTTGAGATGTGGATAAACGACGACAACACCCCTACGCTCATAGCTGAAAATTTGACATCAGAAGAACATGTTGTCGAGATTTATCAAGATCCTTGGTTTGGTAAATCTATGACAGATAAACATAGTTTTTATAATTATAAAGGATGTATAAATGTACAAGGTTTTGTACAAGATACTTATCCGATATTTACACCAGGCACAGATAATGTTTTTTATTTTTACGGAGATAGTTTCACGGCCGGAGGTGGCGCTAACTTAGCTCAAAGCTATGCAACGTTTTGTTCAGACTATTTAGGAGCGCAAGCTATACGAATAGCTCAAGGTGGTGCAGCTTTGGTTGAGCGATCTGATAGACTGTGGGTTCCAACCTTACCGGAATTTGCGTTTCATTCATCAGTTGGCAAAAGAGCAAGACCTCAACAAGCAAATATTGTGTTTATTAATATAGGCACTAATGACACGCCTAGTGCAGTGTCATTAGAAAAATACGAATCTGTTATGATCGAATTTTTAACACACCTAAAGCAACGTCACCCAGGAAGTCCGATAGTGTTAATGAATGATTGGTTAAAAAAATATACTACCGCTTGTCAAAATGCTGCAGTTAAAGTTGAAGGGGTTTATTATGTAGATGTTTCTACATGGGTATATGATAAACTCCCAGATTTACATCCTACATTACAAGGTCACCAACAAATCGGCCGATACTTAGCTAACAGTGTCACAAGTATTTTCAGAGGTGAAATATGAATTTAATCAAAGTTTTTAGGAATGACTGTTTGATGGTCATTCCTTTTTAGTTAGTTTTGATTTATATAGTTTTTAAAATAATGAAAAGGTGGTAATTATGATAGTGTTTAAATATTTAGATCAGTTTGTGGCTGATGCGGATCACAAGGCAATTTATGTCTTGATGTTAATTTGTATTGCAATGGGGATTGATTTCCTTAGTGGCGCTATAGCTGCTAAGATTAATCCCGATATTGAGTTTTTGAGTAAGGTAGGGATTAATGGTATCTTGCGTAAAGTAGCAAGCATGGTCCTACTGATGTTTTTCATCCCTTTGGCTCCGTTGATCCCTGGTGGAGCGGGGGTAGGGCTTATTTATGTTTTATATGTTGGGTATCTATTAATGGAACTAAAATCAATTCTTGAGAATTATAAGAAAATGGGAATTGGCACAGAACTTTTCGAAGATTTTATCAAGAGTATTAAAAGCGGAAAGGATGATCAAGATGGCTAATATTAATGCGATGATCAAGTGGATGTCGGATAGACAGGGCAAAGTCAGATACAGCATGTCAGCTCGTCTAGGTCCTAGTAGCTACGACTGCTCAAGTGCTGTATACAATGCACTGATTGCTGGCGGATTTTTAAAAGCTGGATCGATGGGCAACACAGAGACTTTGTTTAACGACTTAGAGCGTAACGGCTGGCAACAAGTCCAACCAGTAAACGGCAACTATCCAGCTAAAAAGGGAGATATTTTTATCTGGGGTACTCGAGGCCACACGCTAGGTGCTGCAGGTCACACAGGTATCTTTATTGATGATAACGACAATATTATCCATTGTAATTTTGGATTTAACGGTATATCAGTCAATGATCATGATTATATCTGGGGATACAACGGACAGCCGGCAATCACTATTTATCGTTATACTGGCAATACTGGTGGCAATCCAAAACCAAGTACGCCAAAACCGATCAAGCCAACACCACAAGATCCTAATAAAAGAATCGATATGAGTGGTGTATTTTACCCTGATAGACAGTTAGCAGTCAGCGCAGACACAAATCCCGATGATGCAGTAAGTCCAGCATTAGACTATTACAATGCAGGCATGGCAATCTCATATGATAGCTATATTATGATTAACGGTTTTGCGTGGATTAGTTACGTTGCTAGTAGTGGTACTCGCCGTTATGTTGCTGTTGGTCCTGATGATGGGCGGATTGATACGACATGGGGTAGAGGGTTCTTTAATTAAAATGATATGCTCTCTTGATTAGTCAAGAGAGCATTATTCTATTTGTTATGAAAATTCTATCTATTATTTTTCAAAAATTCTAAAGATTTATTATAAGTATTATATGCCATTTCTTTAGATTCGTTGAATTCCGGATGGTCTTGAAGTATTGTTTTCCAAGCGTGCTCATCAAATAAGTTTAACCCATCAAAGTAATAGAAAATGTCTTCCTTATCAAAATTATCAGATTGCTTTTTCATGAAGGTATACAAATATAATTTATCATTTTTACCAACCATTGCTAAAACATAAATTCCAATATATTTATGTGTAGGGTCAACAGTAGAAGGATCTAAAATACATAATATTTCATCTTTATTTTCCAAATATTTATTATCTAAGTTTGAATAAAGCTTATCATAAAAAGATCCATTAAAATTATTTGAATTATTTCTAATTTGGATATAAGCTTGTAAATCTTTTGTTTTAGAATTTTTTGATGTATTTAAATCAATTTTTGTATCATCATCTACTCGCTGTTCTAATTTTATTGGCTCACTATTTTTTGACTCTACGTTATACTTAAAAAGATATTTTTCATTAATTTCTCCGGTATTTTGATCAAAAGAAATTGGATATCTATCATAGGGATCTAGTCGCAGATAGTTATCTCCGGAACTCACTTTTTTATTCATAAGTGTTTCTAGCTTAAAAGTTATCGGATTTAAAGATTTTTTATACTGTTCTCCTAAATTATATATTTTGAATGACCACCAAAGTGAAAGTCCAGATAAAATGAGTGATAGAAAAACAAAATAGGGAAGTACATTTTTCCTAAATTTAGTTAGTTTACTATCTTCTTTTTTCTCAATACTTTTTTCAATGCGATGGAATGTTGAACTATAGTTATTTAGTAACTCAACTAATTCTTCTTTATTTATCAGGTGCTCATTTTTCTTATTTTTAGCCATATAATTTTATCCTTTTTAAAATATTATAAACTATTTTGTACTAAGAATTCAATCCTATCCTCAACATCCACACTCAATACCAGCAACCTGTACAACTCTGCAGCATCCTCTAAACGCTCAAACTCCCAACGAGCTGATCCGCCATCACTAACCAATCCTACTACGTTACCATCCAATATAATTATCTGATCCACATAAAAACCTCCTTACGTTAAGATACGCAAAGAGGGGAGGAAATTATTTTAATTTTTCAAGTAAATTCGAGGTACGATGATTCACAATTGTTTCTAATTGCTCTGATGGCAAGTCTTTGTCAACGATAAAAAACAAGTCGCTTATATTAAAGCCAAGTCCGTTAGCGATTTTTTTGGCTATAGAATAACTCACCTCATGAGTGTTGAATCTTTTTTCCACGTTGATAATAGCTTGTTTACTAATACCTATTTTTTCAGCAAGTTGAGGTTGAGAGAGTTTGCGAGCGGCTCTCATTTCTTTTACGATATTAACTGTGATTGTGTCATTTAGTGGCTTCTGTTTTTTCTCGTCAATTGTTGACGGTTGTAGCAATTCTTCTACCGGCACATCAAAGATTACTGATATTCGGAGCATAATATTTAATTGTACTCCTGCGCCTGATTCAAGTTTCATTATCGTTTGTTTGCTAGTGCTAACTAATCGTGCTAAGTCGTCAATTGTCAGACTAGCTTTGCGTCTCATTTTAGCTAAATTAGTAATTGTCCTATCCATTTCTAATTCCCGCCCATAAAAACAATTTTGATTAAGATAGCAACACCGAGAGCATATGTCAAGAGTTCTCTTTTATTGTACGATGCATCTTTGTAAAACAAAGACAAAAGTAAGCACAAGAAAATAGTGATAATAACATATTTAACAGGAATTTGCATGCTTAACAATCTATTCATTTCTTTCACCACCCTTATCTAAAAAGCCATCCATGAAAAATGTATAAGCAATCAGCATTTTATCATAGCTAGTCATTTTTCTTGTTTCAGCATCCCAATTCTCTAGAGTTCGGATTGGGATGTTATAGACTCTAGAAAATTGAGCGCGACTCATTTTTTTACTTTCACGCATTTCTTTAATAGTCATGTTAGCTAGACTGTAAACAGCTGTCAGGACAACGCCTAGCTTGTCATTATCAAAG